TACATAAGGAACACCTTGACTTAATCCGTCTGTTGTAGATATGGACCAAGCACTATAAGTTTTAAAACAACCAACTCCCATATGCATTTTACGAACAAAGTTTAAGTATTCTTTTCTACTTGATAATTTAACTCTTTCGGCATAAGGTCTATCAAGGTCTGTTAAGGTTGTGTAAACTTTAAAGTCTTGTCTTTTTTTATATAGTTCGTCCATTTGTTCTACAAACCAACTATAACCTGTGTATTCATTATCTCTGTGATTGAACAAAATTGTTTTAGGTTGATAGTCGTGGTCTGGTGATATGTCATCAATACCAAGATAATGCGGTTGAATAATATCTTGTAATTTTTTAACTTGGTTGTCAGATAAAAATTCTTTACTTTTTTCAATGATAAAATCTTTTAACCAAATAGAGTTTACTCCACACTCTTCCATTTCTAATATACCTAACAAATTCTGTGCTAACATAGTTGTAGGATAATTAGAATTTTCATCTACCTCAAACCAATGTGAATATCCTATAATCTTTGGTTGTAAATGTGTTACATTTTCAAACAAATTACTTAATGCTAATGTTTGTTCTGGCAAATGACTATATACAATATCATAATCATTTTTTCTCCAATCAATAACTTTAATCATTTCATTAGCATCAAAGTGTGTTCTCATTTTATTTGGATATGTTGGCATTTTAATTATCAGTTGTTCTGTATTTTTAAATTGTAAACTCTTAACATGCTTTGATGTTAGTATTGTCCAATGTATGTCATCACGAACTTCATTTAATTCTTTGATTACATTTCTCAACACCACTACATAAGAATCTTTTTCCAAGTCTTTCTGATAAGTTTCGTTTGGATATACGAGTATTTTATACTTATATTCTTTGTCTTGATTATATTCAAAGAAGTTATTCACTATCTATAACCTCATCTAAATAAACTACATATTTATCATTTTCATATTTTAAATCTCCAAAAAATATTTTGTGAAATTCATTATCAACTTTCCAAAGTTTGTATAATTTTTCTAAATCCAGCATAGCCATTGTTCCACCCTTTTTCCAACAATCGTGTTTAATATAACCATAAGCAGAAAATACTCTATCGTAGTCTGTATTATATCCTGTTAGTTTGTAATATCCATCTTTAATCATTCTTGGATTAGTTACCCAACCTTTTGGTTTGTTATTAATGACAACTGAAGATTTATGTTCGATAGAACCATTTATTCTTCTTATTAGTAAATCCTCTTTATTATTTTTACCAGCGAAAGCTTCTATCTTTAAATCATCATCATCATTTTCATTGATAGACACTGCTAAAGCATTTGTCATCAATTCGTGAATTAATCCACCTGTTGTATTTGGTTGTATATTATCCGCTGGATTCCAAGAACTATTAGACTTTGGTTTATACGCCTCCAAAGATTTTATTCTTGTTATTATATCTGACATAACACCAACGGCATAAACGACATCTTCTTTCTTTAGAACTTTGTTTAAAAGTTTACTTTTTGATTGTGTGACAATATTTCCATCATCTTCTTTTTGCTGCTTGATAGCAACTCCTATTGATAATTTATCATCTTTATCCAAGACCTTTTTAAGTAAATCAGGTCTTGGTCTCATAGTAATTATTTTACCATTTTTATCTTTCGTTTGATAACCGTTCTCTAACTTTCTTAACATAGTGTATCGTTTATATGGAACATTAAGTATTCTACAAAACTCTTGAATTATTTCGTTTTCTGGTTCCGTCTTGTAGTCTTTTTCGTAAGTATTAATCATATCATTTATTGAATGCCATTGTTGACTAATATGTCCTCTTCTTCCCATATTTTTACGGGCTAATCGCATTTTTCTTTCAGTAGCATTTTTTGCTTTTCTTTTATTAAGATACTTGACTGGCACCTTGTCAATAAAATTTAATTCTTTTTGAATTTCCAAACAAGCTAATGTTCTTGTATTACCACCTATGATATTTCTTGTGTTCTCTTCAACTTCAACTGGTTCTAAAATACCATTAGTTTTAATATCTGTGATAAGGTCTGCGAAATCATCTTCATCATATTTATCATACAACTCATCATTGTCCTCCGAAATCTGTAATTCGTTTAGTGGAACATCTTCATCATACTTTTCTGTATCTGCCACAAACTCTTTATAACTTTTTACTATTTCATTACTAATCATATTATCTACCTATGTCCTTTAAATATTTTTCTTTTGCTTCTTCCCAAGATATGTTAATCATACCTGAGTAGAATAGTTTTTCTGGTTTAATTTTATCTTGTTCTAATAATTTAGTATAACGATTTATTGCTTTTCGTTTCCACCAACTATCAATGTATTCAATATCTCTATCGAACATATTTCTAATTATAAGTTCATCTTCATTGATTTCACTTCTAAGAAATTCTTTTCCGTTTTGATATATATTTGCGAAATATGCACCTCGTTTAAATCCGTGTTCATACTTTGCTCGTTTAATTCCTAACTCTTGATATATCATTTGAATTATTTTTTGTTTGATACCTGTAACTGGCAATGCGCCTTTTGGTTGTCCAACTTTACTATCGTATTCTTCTCGTTTATTATCTTTAATCCATTGGTGCCAAGTATCGTAAAATTTATCATCTGGTTTTAAACTAATCTTACCTTTGGTTTCTCCGAGAGTTTTCCATTGTGGTATTCCATTATACATTGAGTGGATACCATACAAAGCTGTTGTTGAAATACCCACCAATGTTTGTCCGTAAAGTTT